TTGTTTCCGTTGTAAGACGTTTGCTTCCACGTACCACCTAGTAGTCTTTCTAGGAATGCTGCACCGATGTGTTCTTTCTCTACACCTGAAGCATCAGCAGTGTCTTTGTTGTCAACAACAACGACTTGAATTACTACATTGTTCTCATCAATCTTAGCAAAGTGTGCCACTTAAGCCTCCAGTTTTAATCCAGTAAGATCTAGTTCTTCACCGACAACACCAACAGGGAATGAATTAAAGCTCAGGGATGTCCGAACAACATCACCCTCAACAGTAGGGACCATGTGTGTTAAGTTAGAAGGAAACAATATAAGCTTTCCTTCAGCAGCTTCGAACCACCATGATTCACTGTTCCATTCATTCCACTGTGCTGTAGGGAACTTGATCTGTTGATACCCATCTTTGTAGAAGTAAATCTTATCGTTTTCATTGGTTTGTACATAGAACACACCACTGACATACGAATTAGGATGTGCATGTTTGTGATGAAACTGTCCTGGCTCACTGTAGTTAACCCAAGACTGTGTGATACGTAGATTCACAGCATGTTTAGGGTTTACAGTGGCTTTGAAGTATTCATCAACACAATCTTCCATCCAACTACGTAAGGAAGTCATGCACTGATTACGAAGTACAAAGTTATCTTTGCTGGTTCTGTTTCCCATGTTAGGACGTTGTTCCAGCGTTAATAGAAAGTCTTTTTCTTCTTCAGTCAATGAGCGATCAAGATTAAAGAATCCTACAGCAGTTGGGAATAAGCTATGTAAGTTCATGATCCCATAGCCTCTTCAATCATCCTACGCTCACCAGTGATCTTCTCCCAATCCTCATCAAGCCAGATCGTGGGGATGGACTCTTCAAACTCCTTGATCTTTTCCATCACCCAGTAGATTTCCTCCATACTGGGCTTAGGCCGTGGATCATCCCATCTGGTGATGACGTTATTGGTGATCTCCCACTTGGCGTTAGGCCGTAGCAGGTGCATTGCCGTGTCGATCCCGTAAAACCTTAGTATTTTCTTGTCGCTCATGTGACCTCTTATTGATTGATTTTGATGATTACGATACCGGAACCGCCTGCTCCTGCATTTCCTGACCTAAACGGCGCTCCGCCTTCAGTTCCTGAGCCACCACCACCGCCACCAGTATTTGCAGTGCCAGCAGTTCCATTGTTCCCCTGCGTTCCTGGCGCGGTTCCAAGCCCTCCAGCGCCACCACCTCCCGATCCGCCAGTTCCTGCCGTACCGCCGCCAAAAGTTCCGCCTCCACCACCACCTGCGAATACGCCACTAACTCCATACGAAGATGCAAACGACGGGCCAGTTTGCCCAGACCCGCCATTGCCGCCAGCAGTTGTAGAACCGTTTGAACCTGCTGTATTAGCCCCGCCACCGCCTCCTCCGCCGTAGTTAGGCGCTCCACCAGGGGCATTACCTCCGTTAGTTCCTTGACTTGGTGAAGTGTTTGGAGTGTTTCCAGTGCCGCCTGTTGGAAACCCGCTTGGGTCTGCATAACCACCTCCGCCGGAGCCACCGTTACTGGCCGCACCAGAAGTAGAGGCGCCATAACCCCCGCCAGCAGAAGTTATAGTTGTATAAGGCGAAGACGATCCTAAATTACTAATTGACGACGAGCCACCATTGCTCCCTGGTGAACCAATTGCTCCGCCAGCACCGACGGTAATTGTTAGTACTTGCCCTGCATTAACAGCCTGCCCCGCACCAGTTCTATAGCCACCACCACCGCCACCGCCGCCACGCCCGCTTGCTGTGGCAAACCCTCCGCCAGATCCACCGCCAGCAACCACTAAGTAATCAATTGACGTAACACCAGTAGGCACAGTCCACTGACCAGACCCTTTGAAGGTGAATACGGTTTGTGATGGTGCTTTGTATTTCAGGATGACAATGCCGGAGCCGCCTGCGCTTGACGTACCACCATCTGCGTTTCCTCCGCCCCCGCCGCCTGTATTAACAGATCCAGCAGCCGGTGTACTTGCAGCAGCGTTTGATCCATTGGCCCCACCACCGCTGCCACCAGTCCCAGCGGTTCCACCTCGATATGTAGCACCTCCACCCCCACCAGCATAAGTAACAGAAGTGCCTGTTATTGATGATGAGGTGCCAGCCCCGCCGTTTCCGCCTGTGGTTGTTCCGTTACCATTACCGCCAACTGCGGATGCACCACCGCCACCGGCAGAAGCGTAGTTAGGCGCTCCAGCAGTTGGAGAGCCGCCATTATTACCTTGCGACGGGCTTACAGAGGGGGTATTTCCTGAACCACCAGGAGTTGTGATTGCATTTTCTCCAGAGCCGCCGCCACCAGAACCGCCGTTTCCACCAGAACTTTGGTTTGCGCCTGAAACTGACCCACCACCCCCACCCCCGCCTGCGGAAGTGACTGTGCTAAATATTGAAGAACTTCCTTGGTCTCCCCTAGACCCACCACCAGTCTTACCAGCGCCACCAGCGCCGACGGTGATGGTGTAATCCGTTCCTGCTGTAACGGCAAGCCCTGTACCCGTTCTAAACCCTCCGGCTCCTCCGCCGCCTCCGCCAGAGCTATTAGCAGTACCAGCGCCGCCGCCTCCGCCACCAGCCACAACTAAATACTCAACCTCAGTCACCCCAGTAGGGCAAGTCCACGTTGAGGTTGCTGTGAAGGTTTGGATGATGGTGAACTTCTTGGCAGCACCACCAAGCAATAAGTTAAGAATACCGGTCATGGCTTTAGCTCACGTTACCAGTAACAACACAAACAGTGCCACTGATAAACAAAACTGTACATACACCTCTAGTAGCTAGTGTCATCGTTGCTTTATCACTATCTGTTCCACCAATGTAAGCAGTAGTAATTGAACAGGTTAGTGTTAGATTACCGCTGGTATTGTTATATAAGGAAACAACATCACCTGCTGAAAATGTTGCATCCGGTATTGTAATACCTGCGGACAGAGAAACGACTTTACCAACATCACTTGTAGCTAGTGTCGTTGTAGTAGAACTAATAGGTACGTTTAAGTAACCAAGCGTTGTATCCGCATCAGGCAACGTAGCAGTACGGTTAGAGTTAGTATTAGCGGACTGAATCGTGTGTGTACCAGTACCGCTAGCATTTCCTTGAACTTTAATAGCAGACATTTTTTATCCTTAATAAGCTAATACAACCCACCGCTGATCAGTAGGTACAGTTACAGCCACGCCAGTGTTGATTGTTACAGGACCAATAGATAGTCCATTCTTATTTGCTGTTAGTGTGTAGCTAGATGATATGACAACATCATTCTCTAGGATCGTTGATGATCCTCCACCGCCACCACCTGTAGCAGCGATGGTAATAGCACCATCACCATTAGTTATGGTTACATTCGAACCAGCGGTTAGCGTAGCCTTCGTTAAACCACCAGAAGCGTTACCAATAAGTAGTTGGCCATTAGTGTAGCTAGTCTGTCCAGTACCACCATATAAAGGACTAATCGTTGTAGCTGTCCACGTACCGGCCATGACTTCACCGCTATCATTAACAGTGAATGCACTATTCTGGATAAGCTTACCTGTTGTACCATCAAACCTTGCTACAGCATTGTCAGTAGAAGATGCAGGACCAGCAACATCACCAATACCACCACCACCAGCAGTAACCCAAGCAACATCGGTTTCTCCTGCATTGACAGCCAATACCTTTGTAGCGTTGGTAGCGTAAGATGGTAACAGGTTAGCTCTTGCTGTAGCTGCTGTTGTACCACCAGTACCACCATTAGCAACTGCTACTGTGCCAGTGACATTTGCTGCATTACCACTGATGTTACCAGTGATTTTAGAACCAGCTAAAGATGTAATCCAGGTTGGATCTGCATAGCTACCACCTGTAGATACACCATCAGTGATACCGTAACCACTTAGTGTCGTAGGTGTTGATGTAATCTTTGACCATGCTAATGCTGTTAACCAGGATGGGTTACTATACGTACTTGCTGTTGATACACCATCAGTGATGCCATAACCACCTAGTGTTGTTGGTGTACCAGTAACCTTAGACCATGCTAGTGCTGTTAACCATGTAGGATTGCTGTAGCTTCCTGTCGTAACAACACCGTTAGTTGCGGTAGCTGCATTACCTGTGATGCTAATATTCCATGTACCAGAAGCATCGCTACCAGTTCTACTAGGAACATCTAGATTAGTTCTTGCATCAGCAGCAGTACTTGCTCCAGTACCGCCATCAGCGACTGCAAGATCAGTGATACCGCTGACAACACCACCAGTGATATTAACCGCATTAGCATTCTGTGTTGCAATCGTACCTAAACCTAGGTTCGTCCTTGCAGTTGTTGCATTAGCTAAGTCAGAAAGATTGTTAGCCCTGAAAGCATAAGTGGTGTCAGAGCCTGTAGCCGTGACACCTAAGTTAGTTCTTGCTTGTGCTGCTGTTGATGCGCCTGTTCCACCGTCAGCAACTGCTAAGTCAGTAATACCAACAACAGAGCCACCAGTGATTGCTACAGCGTTAGCTTCTTGATTACCAAGAGAACCAACAACTTTCTGGACAGTAAACCCATCACCAACATAAAGCTTCTTGTCTGTGACGTTAACTGCTAGTTCTCTTAATGCAAGAGATGACGGTACAGAAGAAGCTGTTGATGATCCCTTGATTTTAATGGTAGGCATTGTTAACCCTCTTTAGAGTTCTTCGTGACCTTCTTCTCTATAGGTTTTTGTTCTTCTTCTTCTTTTACTTCAACATAATCAGGATGTCTACGCATCTGTTTAATGTCATACTCTGATTCAAACTCATGTACTACACCAGATAACTTACAACGAAATTTGACCATTGTGACCTCTTTGTAATTAGGGGAGACTGTTTAGCCTCCCCTATGCTTAATTAAGCAGGTACTGCGATGGGGAACATTGAGGTTGGTACGCTAGCAAGGTCACCTTTACGGAGCAAAGAAACACCGTAAAGCATATCGCTAGTAAACAACGTAGCAAGGTACTCTTGCTTGTATTGGGTCTGCGAACGAACACCCATCTGTTCTGCCATTACTGCTGCATCTTTGTGGAAGATAAGAGCAATACGTGCTGAACCAGTAGCGGTGTCACACTGAGGCGTAACAAACACTTTAACGCCATACACATCACCGATCTGACCGTTACGGATGGTGTTACCACCAGCGGTTTCACCAACGAAAGCTTGCTCGGTGAAGCGGTCGATACCCATCAACGTGTTACGGCTGGAAGGAGGAACAACCAAATAACGATCTGTCATAGGAACATCGTTATCATCCAGACGTTGGATCATACGACGAATACCTGCGTCAGTCAATGCTGAAGCGTTAGGCGTACCGCTATTATAAGCAGTGCTACCATCACCACCGATGTATGCGTTAGCATAAGCAGCAGTGCCAGCACCGTTGTTAGCGGAACGACCAAGTTGGATAAGATCGGTATCTACTTGACGAGCAAGTGCATAGCCTGCATCTTCCGTATAGAAACGACGAAGCGAGGACAGAGCCTGAACTTCGACGATATCTTCGATGAAGCGGCTGTATTCGAAGTGCTTGTTCAAGAGCACCTGAACTTCAGTCTCAACATCAGCCTGAATCGTAACAGCAGTGTTAGCTGCTTTAGCGAATGCAGAGCCACGGGTTGGTACTGGAATGTGAAGGGTATCGCCTTTCTTACCTTTCATGCTCATCTTGTTGATGAGGTTAGCCATCACAAGAGCTTTTTTGTAAGAAGCAACGATTTCATCTGCTTAGGATCTTTCAATCCTTCCGACTATAGCTTCCCAAGAGTGTTAATAGTTTCTCTTGAGCCGTTTCACTTAGTCTGTGCGGGTCACGCTTCATTAGCTTAAACTCTTCTCGTACTGCGTCCAACACATCTTGTTGAAGCCTTGTACCTTTTAAGTTTGTCTCCATCCAGAGACATAACCGAGCTTGTTCTCTCTTCAAGATAAGGTGATTGACTATATTCCTAAGAACCGGACATGCTTTTTTGTAGCCTGACAAAATCCAAGTTGTTGAAGATTGCCAGTTGTCGTTCTTACTTTCACGATGTTCCATGTGTCCACCAAAGTTTTGCTGATTCATCTCTAACAAAAACTTTGCTGAGTCTGACATTCCTATTCTGACTCTTGGTTGAACATAAAACTGTTCGTTTACTTTGGTTGTGGCAAGGTCTATACAACCTTCACCGTCAATCAACCCTGCTAAATACTTCCAACTTACTCGCTTCATAATACCTCCTGGTATTGATATGCGACTTTGGTTTATCGTGTTCCCTCTGATTGGGGTATTCTAAC